AGATTCTCCCTACAATAAAGGATCCGATTCCACCACAGCCGACGAATCCATCAAATCCTCCTCCCCAATCCTCGCCCACCAAGCCGACGAGCTAACCCTTTCCGACCTCCAGTCCAAAGTCCAAGCTGCCGCCAGCGCCGACAGCCGTTTCAAGGGCGTCAGTGATCCATCCGGTTGCATCCCCTGCTGCGGCTGTTACGTCGCCGACATCATCCGTGACGAGGATCAGAACGAATGGTTCGCGGTCATCAGTGCCGGCAGCAAGATGAAGCGCGTCGAGTTCCTGATTGACGCCGAAGACGGCTCCGTTGTCCTCGGTGATGAGGTCAATGAAGTCGCCCGCAAGACGGTGTATGCGGTGGATGCGCTGTGCTATAACGGGGAAGTGATTCAAGCTGGTGATTATCCCGGTCATCCATTTCGCGGCAATCAGTATGCCGACGGTGAAGGTGAAGGGGTGCATCATCGCGCAAGCCGAAAGGCTCACATGGCTACAAGAAAAGCCAAAACCAAAGAGGATCACTCGCAAGCCGCAGAGTTGCATGAGCGAGCAGCTAAATCATGGTCAAAAAATGATGAGGATGGAGAAGCAAGAGACTACCATGAAACAATGGCTGCATTCCACCACAAGACAGCATCAAAGAAAAAGTCTCGTGTCAAATCCTCATCCCCCGACCTCTCCTCGCTCTACCTCAAAGGTGCCGCCCAGGAGCCAACCCTTGAACAAATTTTCGCTCGTGTGAGCGCAAACGGCGTCCCCGCTGCCGTAACTAACTGAAAGCGGAATCAACAACCAACACAAATAAATACACAATGAAAATTGTAATGCAGAAGATTCCTGCTGAATCGAAGTTGAAAGCAGGGAGTGCCTATGAGTTCACGGGCGCTGAATTGGACGTGCTCGCCGAAAGCGGTCACGAGTTTATCACCGCAGCCGAACACGCTGCTCAACAGCAACTCCTCGCCAGCCGCGAAGCCGCTGTTGACAACGCCATCAAGGCCAGCAAGGCGTTTGCGCCCAAAGAAGACACCGCCACGGTGAAAGCCACGGCGATGGATCTCGAAGCCAGCAAGCCCGGCCTCGGAATCAGCTACATCAACAACCTGCCGGCCAAGGTTCAGGCCAACAACCTCAGTCAGCGGACGACCTCCTCGGTTGAGGGGATCAGTGCTCGCCTTGAGGTTGGCGAAGTCGGCCTGCGCGAAACCGTGCGCGGCTTCCTTCAGGCCACCGAGCCGGAGTTCAAGCTTCGCAAACAGGGCGGCATGCTCCGCGCCGTGAATAACGACGAGAAGGGCATCAAGGATGCGACCGCGATGGCGAACACGAAGAGCGAGATGCTCTCCGACATCATCACCGCCGTCCAGAAGGGTGGCAATTTCGCTCTGACGGAAGACTTCGTCAAGGCGGCTTATGACGGCTACGCTGACCCGGCTGGCGCTCTCGGTGTGCTGAACACCGCATTGACCCTCCAGTGGTCGTTCGGCCACCTGGAAAACCAGCTGCTCGGCATCAGTGACATCACAACCGACACGACCGGCACCCCGGTGCTCTACAATCAGTGGGCACGCAGCCGCTACCAGCAGGTTCCCGGCGTCATGCTGAAGACGGCGTCCAACTCCTGGGGCACAAACGCCTCGGCGGGCACGGACGTTGATGTGATGGTTCAGATGTCCAATTACGCCGGTGTCGGCATTGGCATCAACAACGTCACGCTTGGCTCGACCGCTCGCGGCCTGCTCGGTGAACAGAAGAATCCCATGCTTTACGGCCTGGCGGAATACATCTTCTACACGCTCGTCAATACGGCGATCAACGGCTCGACCCGTTTCGCGAATGACGGCGTGACGACCAGCACGATCAAGGCGGCTTCGGCGTTCGTTGACCCGACGTTCGGCAAGGGCTACTTCAATGTTGCTGGCGCGACGTTGTCAACCTTCGTCAGTGGCTTGCGTGCCGCGATGAACCTGAGCAAGATGCCTGGCGGCGATGAGGCTCCTGGCGCAACCGAACTCATGCGTTACGTCTGGGCGCACACGAACCTGGAAGCAACCATTGCGAACAGTGATGCGTTCCAACTGAACCAGTCCATCCAGGGCATCGCCCAGAACAAGGGTGAGAATCTGATTCAGACCGGCATGTTCACCCGCATCGGCAACAACAAGTTCCGCGCCTCGCAGTTGATCACCGACAACAACACCACCAGCGGTTCTGGCGCTGACTCCGGCACCAATGCCATGACGGTTGTTCCCGGCAGCGGCAACACTGCCAACGTGGTCGGCATCGCCGGCACCCGCAACGGTCTGATGTTTGTCAGCCGTCCGCCCTTGGATTACACCAAGGTTGACCCGACCATTCCGACGCTCGCCGCGATCGAGATGTTCACCACCCCGAAGCTGAAAATCCCGTTTATGATTGTGAAGTTCCTGGACAACTTCTACGAGACGGTCTACATGCGTGCCGCCTGCCAGTGGGGCAGCGCCATCGGTGATGAGCGTCAGCTGATGCTCCTGCGCCAGAAATAATCGAACCGAGGGTGGTCGCTCTTAACCGGGCGGCTGCCCTCAAAACCATCAACAAAAATACAACTTAATCAAAAATATGAAATATCACTTCCTTAACGGTAAAACCGCCGAAACCAAAGAGTTCAAGAATGACGAGGATGCCATTGCCGCTGCCCAGAAGGACAAGGGCGTCATCCGCGTCCAGAACGACAGCACGCTGAAGTATGTGCACGAAGTCGCGGCGGCGGTCGCCAAGGCGGCTGCGCTGCTGATTGCGTGCCTTCTGATTGGCCTGTCGGCGAATGCGGCTACGGTTATTGGCGTCATTGGGGCTGCAAACCTCGCTGGTTACGTGGTCAACAGCGCGTCTGGCGGCACAAACACGTCACTGGCTACGAACGGGCTATACTCATCCAGCATCGCCGCTGCCACGACTGAGACAAACCTCGTCTGCATCACACCCGGCGGCTTCAACGACATGGATATGGTTGTTCAGCTGACGGCCAATGGGACGTCTGCGAGCACGACTAACACGGTTGCGTTCCTGATCACCTCCAGTGCGTTGCCGGTGGTGATCACCAACAGCACCGCGCTTGGCAATGGCCAGTCGGGGTCGCCGCGTGGGACGTTCGCAACCTACACGCTGGCACTGAATGGAACTACGGCGGTCACGACCAACATCGTGCTGTCTCATTACAGTTCGCCTGCGGTTGGTAAAGGGCTGAACCTCTACCTTGAATCCGTCGCGGTTAATGCCGGATCCAGTTCCGCGACGAACTATTCCATTGCCGTAGTTCCGTAACAACTTGCCCGACGGAGGGCTGCTGGCTGGAGTTTTTCCTCCTTTTCTCCAGGTCAGCAGCCCATTCGGGTAAATGAATCATGTCAACAAACTGGACAACGCCAGCCGGAACCGATATCAGCCAGGTGCTGAACCTTTCGGTATTACAGCAGGCTAACCAGAATGTCGGCGACGACGTTGTTGAGGGTGCAGCTTATGATCCTTCCGCCCCAAACCGCGCCGACTTCCTCATGGCGCAGGCCGTCGCTCAGATACGCGCTGCGATCCAAAACGCGGGATCCGTTCCCCTTTCCTGCACGGCGGGATCCGTTCCGCCAGAGGCTGAGCGTTATGCGATTGACATTGCAGCATATCAGCTGATCATTTCCACGCCCAACCTGAAGATGGTCATAATCACAGAAAAGGGCACAAGCTCGCCGTTCGCCATTTTTTACCGCGAGGCAATTGAATGGGTCGAGAAGGTGCGCAAAGGCGCTGCCGTCACCCCACCAACCGATCCCCTCGGTGCTGACTGGGCCAACCCCGTCGGCGTCACCCTGAATGCTGTTCCCGCCACGGCGGTCTATGACGTCAACGGCTACTACGCCTTGGCGGTCAGACCTGATACGTTCTATACTTACACGCTGGGCGCGAATGACACCAACATCATCGCCAGCGGCGCGGTGGTCAGCGGAACCAGCCCGGTCACCTTCCGGGCGCAAAGCAACCGCGTCCTACTCAAGGGAACTGCTGGCGCGACCGTGACGGCAACCCTCACCTTTGACAATCCGCCCATCCCCGGCATGGTGCGTTACGGCTTTGTGGACGGCGGTCAGGAAGTCAACCTCCAGCAATACGGCTGGGGCAACCAGTTAGGATTTCCGTCCAGCAACCTCGGCCAGCCATGAACGCAACCCTCGAACAAATCTACGCCAAGCATGACCGGAAGGTTCTGCTGGAGGGGATTTATGTCAAGGCAGCAAACCCGGAAGGGCGCAACCAATACACCGGCTTTCATGCAACGCTTGAGAAAAATGTTGAGAGCATCAAAAAGAACGGAATCAAAAGCGATGGCCTTGTATCCTATCTTTCAAGAACCAAGGAACAGACTCTCCAATGGGGAAAGGCTCCTCACGGCGACAATGCGAAGCTTGCAATCCTGGAAGTTGGTCACGACAGGAATGTCAATTCCGACGTGATTCAAATTCATCGCGACATCAAGCCTGAAGAAATCAAGAAGGTTCATGTTGTTGCCTCCCTCGCCACCCGTATCGAGACCCTCCTCGCCCGCGACAACCGCCCCACCTATTATGCGCCCGACCAACCCGAGCTTCATAACGCGGTTCGCGATCGTGCCCAGGCCATTTATCAGCGAGCGGTGGATCGTTCCGTTGACTACGCTGCCGCCAAAGCCGCGCAACTCGTCGCCGACCGCAAGGCTGAAGCCAAGAAGCGAGCCGCCGCTGAAGAGGAAATCATCCTCCTGTTCCTGATGCTGATGGCTGATGCCGGCGAGGAGGCTTACGAAACGTCCACAGTCGGTCTAGAAGGAGTTTTGGGCGAAGAGCCTGAAGTTGTCCCGGCTACCGTTCTGAAGGAGTTTGTGGAGCAACGTCGAGCGGTTCTGAGCGGTTTCCCGGTTGAAATGAGCCAGCGGCTGACCCGAATCGTCACCGACGGTATCGAAAGGGGTCAAACCGACCGCGAAATACGCTCCACGATCGCCAAGGAGGCGTCGGCAATCAAAAAGGGGCAAGGCTCCGTTGTCAGTCTTACGGAGGCGCAGTGCACCTACGGCAGCGCTGAGATACGCCTTCTGAAGCGGGCTGGCTTCGAGACCTGTTATTGGGTTACCGAGGGAGATGAAAGGGTGCGCGAATCTCATCTTGAATGCGAGGCGGTGGGCGAGGTCACGCTTGGCCACAAGTTCCCGAACGGTTTATGCTTCCCCGGCGACCCGCAAGGTTCTGCCGCCGAGACAATAAATTGCAGATGCAATTTAATTGGCGGTCGCCGGAAGTCAGGTATTCAGGCAAGTGTCAAGGCTGGTGCGCCGATTGGCAATACGAATGCCGCCAAGAGCAGGGCTGTTGAATTTGTAAAGAATGCAAAGCCGAACGAGACTTACACGACGGATTACATAGACCACATTCTCAAGCCGCACAAATCAAGCAGTGGATCCCTTGATAAGTATTTAGACTTTCAAGATGCCGGTGGAAAGCATGCGGATCTAGATGAGATTGAAGTTGATCCCTCAAAAGAAGAGCTTCATTCTCATGAGGGTTCTCTAAGCAGGAGCAATCTTCTTGGAATGATCGAGAATCCTGGCGTGATCAATTCAAAAGAGGTTGATGAGCCGATCACAATTGTCGAAAGTGGCGGCGCGAAAACTGTCGTTGCTGGAAATCACAGAGCGTCTGTGGCAAAGTTGCTTGGATTTAAGTTCAAGGCAAGAATCATTCGCGATTCCAAAATCGCCTCCTCGTCCGTAATCTGGAGGAAGCAGCCATGAGAGTCGCTGTCAAATTCTCAATCCCGGAAGCCGCCATAGTCGCCCTTGGCCGCAACCTGAAGACGGAGATCGAACCGGCTCGTCAGTCGGCGCAGAACGCCATGGCTGACATTTTCCACCAGATCACGCTGTCGAATTTCGGCATGCAGGGTGTTGACCGGCCATCCGAATGGGCTGACCTTTCACCGGCCTACGCCAAGAAGGTTCACCGCGAAGCCGCAACGCTGAACGTCAGCGGCGCGCTTCACAGCGCCATCAAGGTGGCTTACACCGAGGACGCCTCGACGGTGTCTGTCAGCAGTGATGATATTCCTTACGCGCTGGCGCATCAGTTCGGAAACCCGAAAGGAAATCTTCCGGCTCGCCCCTACTTCCCGATTGACGTCAACGGACAGGTCACACAATACACCCGAGAACAGGTTCTCGACATCGCGAAGATTCAATTCGCACAGGAACTGCGATGAGTAACTCCTACCCAAATCACCTCGCCAGCCCGCCGTCAATCAAGGCGCAGGCCACAATGATCGGCACCTGGCTGTTCAATTCCTTTGCCGAGCCGCGCGGCTGCCGTTCCGACCAGGTTAAGATCATGGCGAATATGCGCCACTTGTGGGAGGAGATTTATAACCGCACCAAGGATGAGCCGACCATCCTGATCGTTTGGAATGGCGAGAAGTCGCGCGGCGGCTTCAATCAGGCCAACACCCTGCACCGGGTTGACCGGCGTTGGATTGTGGTCATCCTTCGCGGGCATGGCTTCAAGAACCTGCTGCCGAATCCGGATGCAAATCCAGAGATCCAAGAGGAAGACTTTTACGACTCAGTTGAGATCCTGCGCGACAAGATCCGCGTCATGCTTTCAATCAGCGAAGAATTTCCGATTGATTACGTCGGAATTGACCCTATGCCGGGCGTGCCGGCTCTCGGTAACGCGGGCAACGTGTTCATAGATGGATATAGCATTTCGTGGGGCACGGCTAATGACATCCCTGGAATAGCAATTAGTTAACAATCAACCAAACAAACATAAAATTATGGCAAATTCAGTAAGCATCGGAATCTCACTCAATGCAAACATTGACGGCCAGTCATTCCTGGCAAACGCCAGCGCGACGCAGGTGCCAGTCAATAACAACGCGATCACGGAAACGCTCTTGATTGCCTACAGCGCGACAACTGCTGTTCTGATTGTGCCAACGGCGATCGGAACACCGAGCTACGTCACGGTAATCAACCTCGACCCAACCAACACCATCACGCTTTACAATCAGGCGACCATTGCTGGCTCCGCCACCATGGCGGTGATCCAACCACTTGGCGCTGCGGCGATTCCTGGAGTGGCCGCAATCTACGCTGCTGCGCAGGTTGCCGGCTGCCAGGCTGCGGTGACGGCAATCTGCTCTTAGTCAACAAACGTAACAATCAACCAAAAAATATAAAATTATGGCAAATTCATGGCCTCCAAGTTCATCCGGCGGAACCGTCGGCGTTCTGATTGAGCAACAAGGTGGAACAACCACCATTCGCTGGGGCACAGACGCCCTGCTGCAGAAGGTGAATGGTAGCGCCTGCCCGTCCGGCTTTTACGTCGTGATGCGGTTCAATCAGTCGCCCAAGCAAGAGGTCAGCTATCTCGAAAACGGCAGCGGTATCCAGTCCACGCGCGTCCGCCTAACCCACGGCCATCAGTGGGACATCACGGTTCGCGACGATACGCGCATGTCGCCTCCGAAGGCTGGTGACACGGTTGTGGTTACGGACGCTGGCGGCATTGTCCCCTGCACCTCCCCGGGGGTCGGCAACGTATTCACCTGCAAGGTCATTGACCCCAGCTACGAAGCCTCCCCCAAGCAGCCCGGCGAGCGCATTCTGCGCGTCGAGGCGCTGCTGCTCATTGAAGGCACGAACGGAATACTTGTGAGTGGTGCAGCGGTTTAACCCGTTGAATTATGCCAAATCTCGCTGAAACAATCGCGAACCAAAAAGTTGAGGACTTGGCCGGTGGCCGAGCCTTGGCCGAGCCGTTCCCTGGCCCACTGGCGGACGCTTTCACTCTCGCTCCTGACATCACGGCTGGCCCTTACAAGGTTCGCCGCTTCCGGGATGGCGACTTCAAGCTGCTGACCGCACTCGAGAATCCGTTCAGTGACTTCTTGAAAGCGAAGCTGCTGGGAGACAAAACTCGTGACGAGGAAATGCTCGATTACCGCTCACAGGAGATGCTTGACCTTGCCTACACGTTCACCGAGCACCCGAAGTCGGTTGCGGAAATGATTCGTTCTGGCGGTAAGGCAGCTGTCAGGACGGCTGCCGAGGAGAAGTTCGAGGAGATCCGCATGGCGGGTCGCTTTGAGATTTTCAAGGCGGTCATCGAACAGGCTCGCATTTACGCCACGGCCAACATTGAATATGGCCCAGCCCCAAGGGAAGGTGAGGTGAGCGACGCAAACCCTCCTTCGTCGGCAGCGCCGTTGACGGTTTAGGGTGGCTGCTGGACAAAAAGTGCCGGTTGATGAAAGTGTTCGGGTGGTCTCCGGAGTTCATTGACTGGGAACTGGACGGAGTTCAAGGTTTCGCCTACAGCAACTGGGCACGCGAGAATGAGGTCAGTATGTGGGGTGGCGGTGAAGAGCGCAAGTCGCCCGGTTATGTGAAGGCTGAATACAATAAACTGATGAAGCAATACCGAGAAAGCAAAAAATGAGCGCTGGGTCTGACAATCAAATCGCGATTGACTTGAAATTGCAGCTAGACTCTTTAGGAGCCGACGCCGCGAAGGCTGGGAAGATCATCAGCAAGGAGCTTGGTTCTGCGACAAAGTCTGATTGTGCGAACAGGCCGGAAGGCTCCAGTTATCAAAAGTCAGCCAACACCGCAAAACAGCCACCGCTAAAGAGAATCGCAACCGACTCAGACAGGGCGAACAAGTCAGCCACCGCATATCTAGCGTCTTCGGTCAGGGGTTTAGGCGAGACCACCTACGAGCGTGAAGATCGCCAGGCTGAAGAAAAGAAGCAGCGCGAGAAGCAGCGTGAAAAGCGTGAACGGGCTGCCCGCAACCGTAAGCTGGATGAGGCTGATGCAGCCAAGGACGCAAAAGAAGCCGCCAAGAAGGCTACGATCGCTTCAGCTGCTCAGGCAAAGCAGGCGCAGGCTTCCAAGGTAAGCCGCGGGCAAATCCTTCGCGCCGGGGTGGTCGGTCTTGCCGGGGCTGGCCTTGGCGTTCCAGGCCTCGGCGCTATCGCGGCGCTGGCTCAG